CACCTGAGCATTCCCAGACACACAAGCATCCCCAAACACCATAGCCTTCCCAGACACACAAGCCTTCTCAGACACCCAGCACAACCCCTCCTGACTCAAGTTAGCCTCAGACGCTACCCATCCCCCCAAGTCACCCTCGGTAACGTTGCCAAAGCTCTTGAGCGCTTGTATCCTATGCAGAGTTACACCTGCTACAACCTTGGTTTCCTCGGTTAATCTATACTTCATCGTCATAGTCCTCAGTAGACCCCCCAGCAGGAGCCTCAGGCTCCTCCTGCTCAGGCTTATACGGCTTACGTTCCTCCTCGTTATCATAGGCATTCCCTCCCCAGCTACGAATGGATAGGTCTTCCTCGATATTAGGGAAGACACGGCTGCGATACTGCGCTCCATTGATGTTAATGTAGACATCCAACTTACCATCTGCTGCTTTATAAACAAGAACTCGGTTATCTTTGGTTACTTTCATATTATATTCTCCTTAAATTAAACGTAGTCGTCGTATTGTTCTTCTTCGGGGACAGGCTTAGGCTTGGGCTTAGGGGCAAGAGCCTCCACCTTAGGGTACAGGGTGGAGAACTTCTCTCGGACAGCCTTGTACCACGCGATAGCCTTCTCAACCTCATCATCTTGTAGTAGTTTCTTACCATCCAGACCTAACACTTCTACAGCTAAGTTGAGACATTGTCCTACTTCAGCAGGGTTAACAGAGCTACTGTTAGGGAAAGACTTGCCAACGGGGGGCGGTGGCGGTGGTGGATTCCCCGTAGACAGCAATACAACAGACTTAGCTTGGATATTCTTGAAGTCTCCGTTAGCCTTGAACATCCCCTCTATCTCATCCCCCTTGGCTAATGTGTGCCAGTCGTTACCATTCTTAAATACGATGGCTTCCTTCTTGAGAGACCCCCAAGAGTACCAGTCCTCTCCTAATTTAATCCCTGCTCTAAACACATTCCCATATGTATCGGCCTGCGCTAAAGGTTTAATCGAGATAGCTTCTACTTTACCGTTAAAACTTGGCATATATTATTTCCTCAGATATTAATGAATTTCTAACCAGTTGTTACCTATCTCACCTTCCCCTACTTGGGGGATTGCGAGATTGAAATATTTGGAAGAGTCAGATATTGATTCTTCCAGTATAGTCTTGACATCCTCAGCTATCGCTGGAGTGACCTCAAAAGTTATCTCATCATGGTACATGCAGACCTGTTTGAAGTCAACACCATCCGTGTACTTCGCATCCAATCTTCTGTTGGCTAGCACTGTTGCGTACTGCATCAGTATTGCTTCGTCAGCTTGCACCCCATACACTAGCAGGTCTTTTCTATTTCTTATTAGAACCTGCCTCCCATCTAACGTCTTCAATCTGCCATTATACATCTCCTCTCTAGTTTTCTTCTGACCTCTCCACACATAAGAAACTATCCTCGGCTTGGCGGTTTCCAACCACTCTTCTAAGAGGTGTTTCTGCACCTGCACCTGAGCATTGAAAATACTATCGAATGCCCCCTTAACTATCGTGCCTATTTCTATAGCCTTCTTCTCATTCTTCTCCCCTGACATATACCCCAGCTTCTTAGGTTGACCCCCGAATTTATAAGCAAATCCGAAGTTCTTGGCTGTTCCGTATGGTATCAAAGGGATGTCTTTTTCTTTGAATATAGCATTCACTTCATCTTGAACCCTGCAATGTGACTTAGTTCTATCCTCCTTAGTGCCATACAGCACCATGTGTTCGAATTCTGGGTCGTTAATACCGTTGTCCCTAGCTCTCGATATAATCATTCTGTCCTGACATGCCGAAGCATCAGCACTCACCAGCACCTTGTCCTCGTCAGCTATGAAGCAGCTTCGCATGTAAGCCCCAAAGAAGCTCTCTCCATTGGGGACGTTAGCTATATTCGCGTGACGTACCCTATAAGTATCTGCGAACCCACTAATCCTAGACTCAAGCCTACCGTCAGGGCGAACGCGATTAATCCATCCCTCGATGTTTGACCTTCTGTGGTTGCATTGAACACGTCTGCAAAGTATTCGCCCAACTTTTCCATCAACGCCAATAAAAGAATCATCAGCACTGAGCTTAGGACTAAGGCGTAAGGGGTTGCCATCACTGTCTTTCTCCTTCTTACTATAGTTATACTCTTCTGGTTGCCAGCCCATGTCTAGCAGCCAAGACTTTAATTCGTCGTTACTATTGAGGTTGACCTTGCGGAAGTTAATGCGGCAGAATGAGCCACCTACAACGCCTCCCTCCCAGTCAATACCTGATTTATCTATCCACTTCTGTAAGTTGCTATTGAACTTTCCAGCTTTGGTGTAGGGATTCTTGAAGCCTTCGCTGTATCCCTCATCGTCAACTCTATCTTCCTTCTCCAAAGGGAGCACAGGTACAAACTTATCAATAGCAGCGTCTATCCACCTGACCCACTTCTCTAGCCTCTGTACGCCTCTCTCGCAGCGTTTAACATCTAAGCGCCACCCATGCTTCTCTTGCCTGCTGATGTAGCTCATAAACTCCATAGTGAGCCATACAGAGCGGGCAGGGAACACAGTCTTATCCAACTTCTTATCAACAAGGTGGTCGTATAGAAGATGAGTTATCTCTACATCCTCAGCACACCTGTGCATCATCTCAGGGCTGAATACAGACCAATCTTCATGCTCCACCTTGCCTCGTCCTAGTCTGTATCCCCAAGCTGCTAAGCTGTGAGGTCCATCCAGCTTCTTCCCTGCTTCCTTATAGTCTTCCTTCATCTTGTCAGGTACAGCTATATTCTTGCACAGTTCCCTCGACATGAGAACAGTATCAAATATTTTACCCTTGTATTCGTAATTGAATAACTTCTTAATCAAGGGGATGTCGTACCCTATGCCGTGGTGCATGATAAGGTAGTCACACTTCTCCAACATGGCGACTATGCTATCACGCTTCCTAAATTTCCAGACTCTCCCTGTATCTGCATCCTTGAACACAGCACAGTGTATCTCTGTGGCTTCTTCATATAAGCCATTTGCTTCTATATCACATACTAGTTTCATACAATCACCGTCCAAACAGTTATTTTGCAATCAGTTAAGATTATCTACGCTCCCCTGAGCTAACAGTTCCTCCAAACACCCTAGCATACCCAAACACCTTAGCATTCCCATACACCCGAGCATTCCCAAACACCCAAGCATCCCCAGACACCCAAGCACCCCTAAACACCTGAGCATCCCCGTACACACAAGCATTCCCGTACACCTGAGCATTCCCAGACACACAAGC